GAGACAAAGTCTGGTGACACGGTCGCCAACTTTTCACTGGCTACTAACAGTGGCTACGGAGATAACAAGACAACCGAATGGCATCGTGTTGTGTTCTTCGGCAAGACTGCTGATGTAATCAAGAAGTACGTTAACAAGGGCGACCAGATTTATGTCGAAGGACGTATCTCTAATCGTTCTTACGATGATAAGGAAGGCGTAAAGCGTTACGTCACAGAGATCACAGGCTCGTCCATGCAGATGTTAGGCGGCAAGTCCAGTGGTAGTGGTGGTGGTGAAGAGTCTAGCGGGGAAGACATCCCATTCTAGACAATAGGGTTTGCGATCTGTACGAGCATATGCGCTACTCCTTTGCTCGTTACTGCTATCGCAAGTCCAAGACAGACCCCTCAGAAAACTGGAGTGAAGTTTACAAAAGTTTCTGGGGGGTTTCTCTTGAAGATTACATAGAGTACGCAATCAAAAACAACTTGAAGGATCAGTACAAGGAACTCGAATGTCGTTATATAAAGAAATAAAGTTTTACAAGAGGTCGCCTACCAACAGATGCGTGATACTTCAGCAGAATCCGGTGACGATTAATCCTGATCTAATATGTTGGGCAAAACGTTCAATCAGGAAAGAAGAAGTATTGGCTAAAGACATGGCTTCGCAAAGCAGTTTCAAAGAGGTCACTGTCTACGAGATAGGTTTGTCTGACAACAGCAAGTGGATCATACCCACCTATGAGTACCAGAAGTTAGCGATTGATATTGAGGAGTCTGTGATCCTATGAATGAGTACCAAAAGTTTATTCACAAGTCTAGGTATGCAAAGTATCTGGACTCAGAGAAGCGCAGAGAAACTTGGGAGGAGACGGTAGGACGGTACGTTGACTTCTTTCAAGGGCGTACTGGCATGAACCTAGACAAGGTACGCAAGGCCATTGTCGATATGGAGGTGATGCCTAGCATGCGCTGTCTCATGACAGCAGGCAAGGCTTTGGATAGGGATGCAGTGGCAGGATACAACTGCTCTTACCTTCCTATTGATAGTCCCCGTTCATTCGATGAGTGCATGTACGTTCTCATGTGTGGTACTGGTGTTGGCTTCAGCGTCGAGCGTCAGTACGTCAATATGCTCCCTCAAGTTGCCGATGAGTTCCACGACACGGACTCAGTCATCGTGGTTGCAGACAGCAAGATAGGGTGGGCCAAAGCCCTCAAGGAACTGGTGTCTCTGTTGTATGCGGGGCAGGTTCCCACTTGGGACTTGTCAAAGATACGACCGTCAGGCGCTAGGCTCAAGGTGTTTGGAGGTAGAGCCAGTGGGCCAGAGCCTTTGGACAAGATGTTCAAGAACTTTGTGTCTGTGTTCAAGTCAGCGGCAGGTAGAAAACTAAGTTCTATTGAGTGTCACGATCTGGTTTGTTTTATTGGAGAGTCTGTTGTCGTTGGTGGGGTGAGGAGAAGCGCGACCATTTCCCTGTCTAACTTGACAGATGAGCGCATGCGTCACGCCAAGTCTGGGCAATGGTGGATGGAGAATCCACAGAGAGCACTGGCTAACAACAGCGTGTGCTACACAGAGAAACCAGACATGGGTATCTTCCTGCGTGAGTGGAGTTCTCTTTATGAAAGCAGGAGCGGTGAGCGCGGCATCTTTAATCGAGAAGCCGCAAAGAAAGTATCGCCTGATCGCAGAGATACCGATTGGGACTTTGGCTGTAACCCATGCTCTGAGATTATTCTCAGGCCGAAACAGTTCTGTAACCTTAGTGAAGTGGTTTGTCGTGAGTCGGACAAACTGGAGGACATCAAGCGCAAGGTTGAGGTAGCCACGATCATCGGCACTATACAAAGTACGCTCACTGAATTCCGCTATCTGTCGCCACAGTGGCAACGCAACACGGAAGAGGAGCGGTTGCTTGGTGTATCCCTTACTGGGATCATGGACTGTCCTGCCCTCATGGCTTGCAGTGATAGCGCCCTCGCTGAACTACGTGACCATGCAGTCAAGACCAACAAGAAGTGGGCAAAGAAACTGGACATTCCAGAGAGCGCGGCGATCACATGCGTCAAGCCTTCTGGAACTGTGAGTCAACTGGTGGACAGTAGCAGTGGCATCCACCCTAGATACAACTCGTACCTGATTCGCAGAGTTAGGAACGATAAGAAAGATCCTTTGTCACAGATGCTGATTGACTCTGGTCTTCCGCACCACACAGATCCATACAACGCAGAGGCTTGGGTGTTTGAGTTCCCGCAGAAGTCTCCCAAGAGTGCGATCACTCGGCATGACATCACTGCTTTGGATCACCTTGAGATATGGAAACGCTTCGCTCTCAACTGGTGTGAGCACAAGCCTTCAGTCACTATCTATGTGCGTGAAGACGAGTGGATGGATGTTGGCGCTTGGATATGGAACAACTTTGACATAGCCTCTGGTATCTCTTTTCTGCCTAGCGCAGACGAGGCGCACTCATATGAGTCGGCACCTTATGAGGACTGCACCCCTGAAAAGTTCAAAGAGATGTCTAAGTTAATGCCTGCGAAAATTGATTGGGATTCAATCGTTGAGGAAGACGATGTGACAACAAGCAGTCAAGAGTTCGCGTGTGTTGGCGGGGCTTGTGAACTATGAAGATAGATTGGAAGAGTGGTTCTGCCTTTAACCATGGCTACATAGATGGCTATAGGGTTGAGAGAAATCGCGGCATGGGTGACAAATGGTCGTTCATGCTATCTGACAGTAAGAAACAATACATGTATGTCAGTGCGTACATTTACCCTAATAAGGAAGAACTTGAAGAGGCTATATTGAAGGAGATTAAAAAACGTGGACCTGCTAATAATCCCTGACGCTCACGCGAATCCTGACTACGACAATGAACGCTTCACTCATCTCGGAAGATTCATCGTCGCACACAAGCCTGAGTACATCGTTTGCCTAGGAGACTTCGCGGACATGCCGTCGTTGTCTTCCTATGACAGAGGAACCAAAGGTTTTGAAGGCAAGCGATATAAAAAAGATATACAAAGTTGTATTGAAGCCCAAGAGAAATTATTGGAACCAGTTAGGAGTTACAACTCACAGAAAAAGAAAAACAAAGAAAAGCAGTACAAGCCTAAGATGCACATGTGTCTAGGCAACCACGAAGATCGGATCAACAGAGCGACTAACACCGCGCCCGAACTGGATGGCGCTATCTCTGTCGCTGATCTTCAGTACGAAAAGAATGGATGGAAGGTTACTCCATTCAAATCAGTTCTGACGTTAGCGGGTATATCCTTCAGTCATTACTTTACTTCTGGTATTTCAGGAAGGCCCATCAGCAGTGTGCATCTTGGCTTTACTCTAGTATCTAAACTTCACTGCTCTGCTGTGCAGGGACACACCCATCTGTACAACCACGCAGAACAAACACGCCCAGACGGGCAGAAGATATTCGGCCTAAGTGCCGGATGCTATAGTCACCCAGACTACTCTGAGAACTGGTGCAAGGACACCGAACATCAGTGGTGGCGAGGCGTGATTATGCTAAGACAACTAGATGGTGAAGGCTATTACGATGAGATATACGCTGTCACTCAGCGTCATCTTTCTCGTTTATATACCTGATGGACACCACGCAACCTACGGGAAAGGCTGTTATACCGAAGTACTCTCCTTTCTCATCTTTGGTGGTTGCAATTTTGACCACCCTTTTATCTTGGCGGACGAGGTATCCTACATTCCAAAAGGTTGGAGGCTCTATCTCGTCTTCTTTTTCCCAACCCGCCGAAGCGAATATGTCCACCCATTCGACACATACTAGTTTCACAAAGCCCTCTCTATACCAGAAGTTTTCTTGTTGTACTCTGCTCTTTCTTTTCTAACTTCATCTATGCGATCACGCAAGGCGTTAACCGTGCGCTTCTTCTCACTTGGAGAAAGTCTTCTGTTCTTTTTTGCAAAGGTTATGTCCGACTTAAGGCCGCGTATCTCTGAAGCGTAGCGTTTGTTCTCGATTGTCCTAGCCTGTGGCGACACGGCATAAGTTGTCAGTCCCACCGCAGAACCTATAACTCCCATCGCACTTCTTTTCGGCTCTCCGTATCTGTTTGTTCTTCCAAGTATCAGGTCTGGTAGTTTGCCTTCCAGTTCAGATGGATCAAGACGGCCCATTGCTTCTGCCAGTGAGGACACAGACACTATGCCATTACGTGTAAGCCAAGGCGGCATGATCATAGAGTTTGCATAACTCATTATGTCGAAGAACTTGTCTGATGTCGCATCGTTTTTATTAATGATTTGATATCCAGACCAAGGATCTTTTCCTGTTAGGAACGTGGTCATTATCTGCCAACCGGGTCCGACAATCCCGCCCTCTACTG